AACTGATTTTTTGGTTTAACCTACCTGAATAACTAACATAATTCATAATAAAATATTCCATTGACTCCTCTGTCTCAAACTGTTTATTTATAAATTTTTTATAATTATCTAAATACCAATTATAAAACTTCAAAGATGTTTTTGTGTAAATCGTCATAAACATCTTTTCTGTGTTCTCATTTTGAAAATAAACAATATAATTACTGCCATCCGTATTATTAGATTTTAAAAATTCATTAATAGATTTTCTAAAACCTGATTTATAATATTCAAATGCTACCCTTAAATTATCCTTTATAGATTTTTTATATAATTTATTATATCCAACGCTATATGCTCTTCTAAATTTTCTTCTATTAAATCCTATTTGTTTTTCTTCTTTTTTATCTGAATACAACTCATTGCAGACTGCATATCTCTGATTGATAGTACCAAATTCATCAATCGTAACATCATCATTCATGCACCTTTCTACAAACTCATTTCGGCTTTCATCATCCCTAGGTTTTACTAGTGGCATTATTCCTCTATTTTTTCTAATTCTTTTTTAGACCATCTTAACATTGCATTACCACCCCACAAATTATAACTTACAGTTCCACAAACTATCTTATCATCTTTTTCATATTGTCCTGTATCATATGCTTTTGCCCTAGATAAATAGCCATGAACTCTTTTAAGAATTGATAAACTAAAGCTTCTATTTGCAATAATATCTTGTGCCCTCTGCTTACCTACTGCAGTTGCACAAGCATTATTATACTTTTCATTTATTTTAACTGCTTTCTTTGCATTAGATATTGCTGATTTTGGATATCCACTAAATTTGTCTTGCTTTTCTATTTTACCCAACGCTTCTTCTAGTTCATCCATATCTCTACATGGCATATAAACTGTTCCGTCATCTGTATTATGACTATGAGTCAGACTGCATCCTATCTCTCTTGCTCTTGCCATTGCATCATCAGGATCATTATAAACTTCATCTGCTAAATTTTTATATCTATCTTCTAAATCCTCATCTTTTTTTTTTGAACTCTTTGGGTGTCCTTCAGGCAAAAGGTCTGTGTCATGCTGTCCACTTCTAAATCTACCATTTCTCAAAACATACAAAAAACTATTTACGCGAGCCATAGCCCACTGCTCTGGTGAACTGACTGTAGGTCTAACAGATTGCGGATTTGTTCTATATGCCCCTATTCCTCTCTTATATACTGCATATAAAGTCCTAACATTTGTTTTTTTTGTTTTTGCATTATTTACTTTTTCATTATGATCTTCTGCTTTCTTTTCTAATGCTTTTCTTAATTTTGCTGACATTTGTTTCTCATAATATCCTTCATCAAAAAAATTTTTACTTTCTTCACTCATAGAAAAATCATCTAATGGAATATAATTGCTTGGTATAAAATAATCATCTAATACTGTATTCTCTGATAATCCGTATCCCATTGCCTGTCTTTTCTCATTCATAGTTAACCAAAAACTTTTTGTTAATTGATCAACTAATTTTTCTTGTTCTTGTTGTAATTCAGGAATACTATTAAAATCAAAATCTATATATAAATTATCTCCATATGCAGGTGTTAACCATCTATTTAATTCATCTCTTACCTTAACTAATTCAGGAATCACAGCATTCACATAAAACGCTTTCTTTGCCTCTCTCATATTATTATATGTACTTGCTTCCATATTATTTAATAATACAACTGGAACAGAAAAAATATTGCATAAATCCTTTACAGTTGCATTATAACTTTCAATTAACTGCAGATCAGCAACACTCAAACCAAAATTTGTCCATGATAGTTTTTTAGGTGTTATGATGATATCCCCTGCATTATATGATCCCTGATAATTTCTTCTAAAAGCATCTTTTAATTGTTGTGCTTGTGTAGGTGTCAAACTCTCATCATCACTTGTTAATATACCTCTAGCTGTTTGATTCTGTAAAAACTTTAATGCAGTTTCTACTGACTCATTATTTGTTGTCATTGTTCTTAATCCTGCCATCAAAGGACTTTGACCATATAGATGCGATCCGTCTCCCTGATAATCAGGATTAAAATCCGCTACATGCAAGACATCATTTGATTCTATTTCAAATGCTGTCGTGTGATAACTCATAACATATTTATCTACAGGTTCAAAAATACCATTACTTTTTATCTCTACTAAATGCGATGGCAATACATACAATTCATTGAATTTTTTTGTTTCTCTTGTTTCAGGGCCAATTCCATATATATATCTATTTCCAGTCAACTTACCAAATGCAATTAACTCTGTCATAAAAGTTGCGTATGACTGTGCTGGATTAGGTCTACTTAATAATTTTTCTAATTCTGTGCCATGTGTTTCTACCAATGCATGTTTTCTCAAAAAACTTGCTTTCAATAAAGAATCTTTATTTAATATCCCACTTGTCAAACTTCTATATTGTTTTAATTTAGATTCATCTACTTTTTCAAACACCTGAAAAGGTATTGAACTTGCGCACTTTGTTATAAGATTTATAATAGAATAGATAGTTGGATTCTTTTGATATCCTTTAGAAATAAAATTATCATCATTCTGATTATTTGCAATAACATTGTTGCTCATAGTAGAATAAATAAATTTATTATAATTAGGATTCGTGTCTTGACTAAATCCTTTTATTGCATTTTGTATTCTTTGATAAAATGAAGGCATTATATTTTTTTTAGTAAAATTAATAAAATTAAATTAATCATTTAAACTACAAAGAAATCTGCTTTATTTGAATACCTTGTATAAATACCATATCTTATTGCATCTATCAAATGATTAAATTTATCTCTTGGTTTATTTGTCTTTGTTCCATCTTTTAATTCTTCCCATATATAAAACTGATATTCATTTTTAAGATTCTTTGAAACATTACAAGCAAATATATCATATTCTTTTATTAATGATATACCTGCCGCTATGCTTCCTTGTCCTTTTATACTACCTTTAGCCATAATACCTGCAGTCTTTAGCTCATCAATGCTTTTAGGTTCACTAGAATCACAATAAACTATTGTCTCATGATAATTATTTTTTTTAAGAAAATTTGCAATATCCTGATTTGTCATACCAGTTTTATAACATACTTCCTTTATAAATATTTTATCATTCTTTTTTCTTAACTCTACAATCGCTGTCGGATCATTTGTATATCCAAAATCTAAACCTAAAAATATATCATCTATATCAGGAAAATCTTTATAATCTATCCATTCCCAATTATTAAAGACCATACCCTCTGCAAAAGTCGCTCTCTTACCTTCTCCATATACTGACCAATATTGCTCATCTTTTTCTTTTAACCTTTCTATCTCATCAATTATTTGTTGTTCTAAAAAAACATTGTCCTTATATGTGCTTACAAATGTTTCTGCATCATTCCTTGTCATTAACTCATCATATATCCAATGTATTGGATCACTTGGATTAAAGTCTAATATTATTTCTTCACTTGTTCTCATTATCAATTGCCTGAAATCTTCAAAGCTTAATTCATTTCCTTCGTTCACAAATAAAATATCTCTCTTACGTCCTCTTATTTTTTGCGGTTCATCAACACTTATGAACTCGCATTTGTGATTTTTATAATAATATATCATCTCTGACTTATTAAGATACCCACTATATAATATTCCTACTTGATCCAATATACTCATAAAATCTCTAAAGACAGATGACTTAACAGCAGGAAGTGTCTTACGTGCAATTGTTATTACCTTCCCCTTTTTTTCACTTAATAATATATGTATTAAATATTGACATATCGCATATGTCTTACCGCTTCTTGTTCCACCCTGAAATATTTTTATTTTTTTATTTGAATTAAGACACTCATAAAACTGTCTGTTACATTCAATTATTTTTTTGCTGGATGCCATTGAACTACCTCTGTTTTAATATCACCACTATGACTTATCTCTTGCCTTTCTACATATCCTCTATCTTTTGCCTTTGTCTTAAGATAAAATATTATAGAGGTGGTGTCATCATTTGCAATTCTTTTCATCAATTTACTTTCCACAAAATCTTTTTGATGATTTATCAAATCATCTACTTTTGCCTTAAATCTTGAATCATTATTATAATACCGATAATAGGTGGTTCTATCTATTCCTACTTGTTTACAAGCAGTTGTCACAATACCTAAAGAATTTTTCAATGCTTCTAATAATGCTTTTTTAGTATGTTGTATTTTGTTGCTTTTCATTACACACCTTTTATAGGTACTTTAATTATTGGGTTGATATCATATACAATATTTTTTTTACCTTTTTTTGTTTTATCTTGTTTCACTATTTTGCTTCCCCAT